AGGGTAGCCGCTGTCACTGCGGTCGGCATAACTGCCCTCATAGCCGCGCTGGGCGGCCATGCAGAGCCACACAAACTGCTGTCTTGGTGCGCCGTGTACAATGGCGTACTGGCCGCAGTTTTCGGCCCAAATGTGCCCGGTGCCATCGCAATCCGTCAGCAGCCAGGCGGGCTGCCCATATTGGGCGATGGTCTCCGCATAGCGTGGGTCAAGGGCAATTAGGCACCAGCCTTCGGGGCCGCACTGGCCCTTGCCCCAGTCCGCAAAAGTTGGCAGCGGCGTTTCAAACGCGGCCATTTTCAGCGTGCCGAAGCTGGTAGGCACCACACGGGATTTGCTGCCCCAAACGTCCAGATTGTGTACATTCAGCTTGCCGGAGACACCCACCCTGGTCGTGTTAAAATCGGCATCGCTGTCATCGCTGCGGTTGTAGGTGATCTGCATCCCAACGTAAGATGTCGGGTTAAGGCCGTCAACCCAGCCGTACTTGGCGTACTTGCTGCACGCACCGATGTAAGAGCTGCCCGCTTCCGAGTACAGCACACCAGTTAATCCGATTGATCCCGTGTTGATGGTGGCATACCAGGCAATATGCCTGTTGTCGATGTACACGCGTTCACCGGCCTCGGTGCCCATGCGAATCCAGGCGTTGTCCAGGTCGTACACGGTGGTGTAGTTGAGGTTATGCAGCTGCCCGGTCGTGATGTTGCCGCCGTTGATGATTGTCTTGTCCTGGTTCCAGGTACTCAAATCCGAGAATGTCACCACGCCGGATAGGTTGATCTGTGCGCTGGTGATCTCTGTTCCGCCTGCCGTCAGCTTGATGGTGCTGCTGGTTCCGCTTGTGCTGGCCGTCAGCTTAATTTCGCTCACCGTCTGCTTGATCTCGGTTTTGGTTTCGGTGGTAGTCAGGTAATCGCCGGTGCTGGCCGTCCAGGCAGTGGGGGCGTTGCCCATCTGCACCATGGGGTGCATGATGGTCAGATCGTTGGTAACGGTGGCGTTATCGTCGGCTGTGCTTACAAACAGACCGTCTGCATAGCCGTCCGCGGTCGCCGTAAAGGACGCCCAGCGCAGCTTCCAGCCGTTGTCCAGCTCAATGTCCTGCTTCGCATTTTTGAATGCATTGCCGTAATAACTTTTTGCTCCGCTGCTGCTCTTGGTCTCGAACTGCAAAAACAGGCTGTCCGTGCCAGAGTTGAGCTTGTACAGCACGCTGGCGCAATAGGTCATGCCCTTGGCAATCACCAGCGTTTTGTCCGCGCCAAAGTGGAAGCGGGTGTTCTGCGCCCTATTGGTCACCCGGACGGATTCACCGCTGATCGTGTATGTCCCTTTTTTGCTCAGGTCATTGCCGCCTGCATCCAGGGTCGCATTGTTCCAGTCATCGGTGCCCGCAATAATATTGTTGCCGCCGGTGATCCGCTGCGTTACCGTCTGGGTAATGCTGTCGGCTTTCTGGTCAATCGCGGATACCGATTCTTTAACGGTTTTGAATTCCTTCTTGGTGCTGTCCAGGTCGTTGGAAATGGTTATGGTGGTTTCTTTCAGGCTGCGGACTTCCGTTTTGATTTCATCCGCCGATTGGGAGATCAGGCTTTTGGCGTTTTCCTCTGTTATGTAGTCCCCGCTGCTAGCTGTCCACGCGGTCGGCGCATTGCCGTATTGCAGCATGGGGTGCAGTAGTTCAAACTTGTTGGTGTAGTTGCCCATTCCTGCGTGGTTAAGGCCGCTGCCGATATCTACCTGTTTTACGATAGCGTCGCTGGATGGTGTCCACAGCCCGTACCGCAGCACCCAGCCGTTTGTCTGCTTAATTTCAATCTGGTCAGCAGCTTTGATGGCCGCCCACGTATTGTTATAATTGATTTCCATGCACAGCTCATCCGTGCCGGAAACAGGCTTATACATAACGGACAGGCACAGGGTAACGCCCGCTGACGCATGTTCGTTCACCGTCTGCCAACGGAAATACCGATTGGAGTTTGCGTTTGTTACGGTCGCGCTGCCGGTATCGTTGTACGTGGCCGAACTGCCGCTGACCGCGTCGCCTAGCAGCTTGGCGTTCTTGAAGCTCTCACTGCCCAGGATCAGGTTGCCGCCGCCGGTGATTTTGGTGTCTTTTTTCACCTCAGAGGAAAGCCCGTCCACCGTTGCTTTCAGGTCGGTGTACTTGCCGGTCAGGTCGCTGGCCTTTACTTCCAGGCCGTCCACGCTGGTCTTGATCTCAAGCATCTTGCCGGTCAGGTTTTTGTAGCTCTGCTCATTTACGGCGGCGGTTCCGTCCCGTGTGGCGTTGCCGGTGGATTCCAGCGTGACCTGCTGACCGGATATTGTCCGGTTCATGATATAGGAACTCAGCACGTTTCCGCGGGCATCAGTGACAGATACAATGTTTCCAGGCGCGGGCAGGGGAAAATCCGCCGGGACAGTTACTTTGAGTGGTGTGTAGGTCACGCCCTGCATCGTTTCGAATATTGCCTGCGCGACCGGCTTCAGCGCCTCCGCAGTGGCGGATGTCAGCAGCAGGTTGCCCTGAATAATCAAGGCGTTTGATCCGCTCTCATCGGACGGATACAGCACACCCACGTCGTCATCGCTCTGCCGGATCTGTACTTTGACGACTGGAGCGGTCTGAAACTTGTCATGCGACAGGCCGTCCCTTATGTATACGGTTGGCCCGATGCTCTGCGATGTACTGTAATCTGTGTACCAGGCAAATTCGATTTTCCCGTCCGATGTGGCCCGCAAAAAGGTACAGGACGCTTCGGCCACCCAGGCAAGCAGCTGGCGGCCGGTCAGATTATCGGCATAAAAGGCCTGCACCAAATAGGTTCCATTGCGGGGCAGGGAGCTGTTGGCAATGGTTACGCCGCACCGCTGTGCTACCAGCCCGGCGAATTTCCACAATGTCATCGGGAACTGATCCTGGATGGATCGCAGCCAGGTAGACTGTACGCTATCAAGCCGGGATACAGCGTCATAAGCGTATACTTTATAGGTGTTGCGGGTCTGGCTGGTAGGTTTAACTGCCCAGTAGGTGCCCGCCAGGGTTCGATGGCCGGATGTCTCCCGGTAGTGGGTCAGCCGGGTCCCGGATGTGATCGGAAGATCCGTTCCCGGTTCCACCCAGATTGTGATTTCCAGCTTATTGGAGCAGGCTGCGCCAGGGCACAGGTCTGTGGTTTTGGATACTGTCTCGGTACAGATCAGGGAACGGATGGCATTCTGACCAACGGTGCCGGCGGCAATCTCAGTGCCGTCATCCAGCACCAGGATGTTCTTAACCATTCAGGCACCTCTTTAGCATTCTTTGATTTCCAGATCCATGTCCCGCCAAACACCGGCTTTCAGCCGCTGCAGGGCCGCCCCGTAGTTGGAGCAGTAGCAGGTGCGGGTGGTTGTTTGTGCCACATCTGCGGCGTCGCCGGGGATAGGGCAGGTAAACTGGAATGTGGTCTTTTTTTGCAAAAGTCTGAGCAGGTAGGCACAGTCGGCGTTATCAAGGTAGCTGTAGGTCAGGGTACAGGTCAGTACACCGAACCGCAGCACCTCACGATGGTAGACGCCCATCTCGTCGGCGCCGCTGTCACTGCTCTCAACGTCCGAAAACTTGATGGTGGGGGAGCCGGTGGGAACCGGTAGGGAATGGCTGTCGATTTGCAAGAGAGATGTGCGTTTGAGCATCAGTAGGCACCCCCCAGCATGATGGATTGCGACTGCCGCGCGCGGTTGAAGCTGCGATAGATCACGTCGTCACCAATGACAATGTCGCCGCTGCTGTTATGCAGCTCAGCAAGGATGTTGTTCAGCACGGCCAGTACGGGCGTGAAATCGACAATTTCCCGGCCAGACGGGGTGCTTGCCACGCTGCCCGATGCTGTCAACGCAAGCCGAACGTTACTCTGCAAAGAGCCGGTGGATAGATCCGAAAGCTCATCCATGGCCTGTGCAACATCCCCGGCGTTCTGCCGGATGCCAAGGGCAAGGCCCGCCGGAATGTAGCGGCCCACTTCGTCCCGCATCACGCGGGAAGGGGATGCAATGCCGAAAAAGTCCTTGATAGTATCCAGCGCACTGGAAGCAATGCTCCGGGCAGCATCTTTCAGCGCGCTGCCCATAGCACCAATGCCGTTGATTAAGCCGTTGATAATGTCTTTGCCCAGCTGCACCCAGTCCACGTTTTTGACAGCGTCCCAAAGGGTGCGGCAGGCGTCCCCTGCAGCGCGGATGATATCCGGCGAGGCGTTCCCGATGCCCTGTACCAAATTGATCACAAGGTTGAAGCCTGCCGCGATGATTTCAGGCAGGTGGGTAACAATGGCTTGCAGCAGGGTAGCAATTACGGTGGCCGCACTGCGGATGATGGAAGGCAACATGGCAAGTAACCCCTGCACAAGGCTGAGTAACATCTGCCCGCCTGATGTGATGATCTGCGGCAGATCTGCCACGATCTGTGCAAGGAATGCGCTCAGTGATACAGACGCAGATTCCATCATCTGCCCGGCGTTTGCGGTAATTCCCTGCACCAGATTGCTGACAAGGGCAGTGCCGCTTTCAATGATTTGAGGAAAGCCGCCGGAGAACGAGGTGCCAAACCCGTCCAGCAGGGTCTGGGCAAGAGCCTGGATAAAGGTCACCAGCGCGCCGGGCAGGGCGGACAGAATGTTCCAGATATCCGGCAGCAGGTTTCCGGCCAGGAATGTGACCACCGACTGGGCCAGTGCGTCCAGGGACGGCTGCAGGTCCTGCCCAAGGGTCAGCGCACCCAGCACGTTTTTTAAACTGGCCTGCATGGCCGCAAAGGAACCGGCCAGCGTGGTGTATGCTTCCAGCGCGGTGGTGCCGGTAATGCCAAGGCCCTTGTTCACATCGCCCAGGCCGCCGTTCAGCTCATCCACACCTCCCTGAATTACATGGATGGCGGTGTACACATCGGCCAGGTTATCCAGATCGTACTTGACACCGGTGATTTTTTGGGCATCCGCCAGCAGGCGCTGCATTTCACTCTTGGTGCCGCCGTAGCCGAGTTTTAAGTTGTCCAACATCGTATAGTTCTGTTTGGCGAAACCCTGGTATGCGTACTGGATGGCGGACATATCGGTGCCCATCTTGTTGGCGTTGTCCGACATATCAGTCAGGGCCATGTTGGCCACTTCGGCGGCTGTTGCGGTATCGCCGCCCAGGCCTTGCAGCAGGCTGGCCGAAAACCCGGTCACAGTTTCCATGTAGGCATTGGCCGAAAGCCCCGCCGTCTGCCATGCATTCTGCGCATAAGCCTTGACGGTATCGGCGTTACCCTTGAACAGGGTTTCCACACCGCCCAGGCTCTGCTCCAGCGCACCGCCCTCCGTCAGGGTATCGGTCAGGGCCTTACCCAGGGCAGCGGTTGCCATAACACCTTTCAGGGTGCTGACAAGGCGGCCGCCCAAAGATGCGCCGGATTTTTCACCGGCGCTTTCGGCTTCCGGTTCCAGCACTTTTGCAAGGTTGCCGGTAATGCCTTCGGCAGAGGGAATGATCCCCACATAGGCTTTTGCAAGTTCGGTTGCCATCAGTTCACCTTCCCGTTGTTTTTGTGCCAGGCCGCATCAAACGCAGCGCCGCTGGCAAAGGATTGTACCTTGTTTGGCGGCGCCGCTCTGCCGGTCAGGGCATCCATAACAGGGGTTGGCAGGCTGCCATCCCCAAAGCCGCTGCACAGGGCAGTTAGGCGGTCAACGGCAGCCCCCAGCAAAAGGGTGCCGGTATCGGTCTTTACGCCGGACTGCTTCTTGCGGATGCGGGAATCTTCACGCAGGCCCGCTGCCAGGGTGGCCAGCAGGGGCAGCGCAATGGTACGGTAATGCAGGATCCGGTAGGTTTCGGCCAGGTCACAAATCAATTCATCCTCGCCGTCTGCAATCATTCCGGCGAGGATGAGGAGTTTTTTCCTTCTTGGTTTGCATTGAAGATATCGCTTAGTTCGGCAATCACGGCTTCAATCGGCACCGTGCCGTCAGCAGCGCGCAGATGGTCGTACAGGGCTTTTTTCTGCGGCTTGTCAAACAGCAGATCCAGCGCGGTGGGCAGCTCGTTCAGGTTTCCGTGGTCCACGGCAGCCAGAGCATCTACCAGCTCCATATTGCGGCAGCGGGCATCCGGAATTTCAAATGCAAAACCGGATCGGGTTGTGCCTTTCAGCATGGTCAGGCCTCCTTGATGTATTCATAGTGGGTGTTGCCGCTGGTGTCCGGAACGGCGGCCAGGGTAATGCCATAGCCCAGGGCCTTGCTGTCCGAATAAACGATATCTTCCATTTCGGAAATACCGGCATCGGGGATGACAATGCGTTTGTTGGCATTGTTGACGATGGTATCCACCACCCATGCGCTATTGGGAATCTCACGGCTGCTGGCTTTGACGGTCAGCCCAGCTGCGACAGTACCAGAAACATTGTCCGAACCATAGGAAGATTTGAGAACTTCCTCGTTCAGCGCTTCGATCAGGGTAAACTTGAAGGTATCCGGCTTTTCTTTCTGGATGGTTTTAACGGTATCTCCACCCCAGGCTTTGACCTGTTCGGTTTTTGGGGAGTTAGAGTTTGTCAAGCCGGCATCGCTGATGTAACCCAACGACTTGAACGCTTCGTTCAGCTCTGCATCAGTGGAGGTGGGCAGTGCAGTGCCCAGCGGCGCACGGTACACGGCACCACCGGCTGCAGGCTTTGCCACGCCGACTAAGGCGGCATTCTGCATAGAGATTCTCCTTTCAAATTGCGCCATGCACAACGCGGTACACTGCCTGATAGCGGTATCGGTGCGTGGCGGTATCGGTAAAGTTATAGTCGTTTTCCAGGTGGGCCGAACCAATGCCCTGCCGGGCGGGCAGGGCATCCATGGCGGCTTTGGCCTGTTCATTGAGCTTGGCGGCATCCAGTATGGTAAGGGCCCAGCTCTGCACGGCGAAGGTGGAAGTGGTAATTTGGTCCGTGCGGGATGTACCGATTTTTTCCAACACAACAAAGGTGCCGGGCATGGGGGAGGGAACCTCCGGGGATACCGGCACCGGGGCAAGGGCGGCGGTCAGTACATTCAGCACCTCGGTTTCAATCATTCGTGCACCTTCTTTAGCAGGGTGTTGTGATGGAGGTTATCGGCATAGGCTTCTTCCGTGGCGGTTTCCACAACGGCAATAGCGCGGGTGGGCATTATACGGGAGACATAGCCGTCCGGCAGGCTGTCCTTGATGGAATCCGCCCGCTCTTTGAGCATGGCGGCCATTTCGGGGGAACGGAGCAGTTCCCGCACCCCGGCGCGGTTCAGCACGATCTTGACTTTACTCATACCGTTCCACCTTGACTTTCTTGTTCCAGCACAGCGGGATCAGGTTCTCAATGCCCTGCACCACATCGCCGTAGGTGCGGAATTTCTGGCCCCAGAATTCCACCGTCACGTTGTGCCAGTCGTTGGCGTCGCCCTTGGGCAGGGCCAGCGTATAGGCCAGCCGCCTGCCGTAAAGCTGCAGATCGTTGACGATGTCCTCCGTAGCCGGTTCGCCCACCAGCACGTTGTGGACAGTGACTGGTGTTTCAGTGTAGATCGGCGCGTGGAAAGCGTCCTCGCCGGTCTTGGTCTTTTCGTACAGGATGATGTCGATACCCTTCAGCATAAGTCCTCCAGCGGGCTGTGGGCACCGATTTTGTCTCCGACGCCCAGAAGCCGTTTTTCGAGCTTTGACAAGTACAACTCTCCGACCGAGCCGCCGGACACCGTCCAGCTCTGCTGGTAGCCCAGCGCCGATGCGGACGCCTGGGTGGCACCCATCGGGTACATGGCGGCGCCCTGCCCGCCGGTGCCCGCGTCCAGTTGGCGGCGCACCATGCGGCAGGATACCAGCTGTTTGCGCTCAAACGGGGCGTCCTGGCTGTATGCGTCGATGACAATGCCGGCTTCGGCCAGCAGGGCGCTGCAGAGAGTCTTTTCGTCATCGCTCAGCGTGCGGAACCCGGCTTCGACCTCTTCCACGGTTGCATAGACCATTGCCATCACCTCATTTCCTGGCGGCGGCTTTCTTCTTCGGGGCCGGGGCGGCGGTCTGCTTGGCGGTGGGCTCTTCGGCGGGCTCTTCGGCGGGCTGCTTGGCGGCGGGCTCTTCAGCGGGCTCTTCGGCGGGCTGCCTGGCGGGGACGGCCGCCGGGGCATCTACGCGGGTATGCCCTGCCGCCAGATATTCATCTTCCCGCTCCGGGGCAACGGCCATCAGGGTGCCGGTCAGGCGGTTCTTGAATTCAATCATGATCAGGACCCCGTTTTGGCTGCGCCGGTCAGCTTGTTGAACACCGTGGTGTCGCAGCGGAAGCCGACTTCGATCTCGGCGCGCACGGCGAACATGTTCTGCTCAAACAGGTTGATGGTGGTGGAACCGTCGGTCAGAGTGGCCTGGTCGGAAATGGCGATCTGCACGCCCTCCACGGTGCCGTACACCGCCTGCGTCCAGTCGCCCGCAAAGCCGACAACGGCGGCATCGCTGGCCGTGTTGGCCGTGTAGGCGCCCTTGCTCTGGCGCACCTGCGCGCCCAGAATCATGGGCACTGCGCCTTCGGCCACCGAGTTGATGAACAGAGGACGCTTATTGCCGTCCACCGCGTTCAGCAGGATGGCCTTGCCCTGCGGGGCCAGCACCCAGCCGTTCAGAATGCCGTCATGGGCGGCGATGTCTGCATCGGCGGCAACCAGACCGCCGTAGGCATTGGTCAGGATGCTCTGGGCCGTGCAGGCTTTCAGGGTGTCGAAGTTGGAGCCGGGGGCTTTCACCGCTCCGAACACGGTCTGGTCAAACTTTTTGGCCAGAGCGCCGGGCAGACGCTGCACCAGCTGATCATACAGGGCGGGCACATCGCGGCGGAACTGGTTGGAAAACGGTACGATGACGGCCAGGGTGTAGGGCTGCATCTGCTTGGTGGCCAGAGTGCCGCGCTTGACCGGCTTTTTCTCGGTCTCACCGACCCAGCCCGCTTCGGGGTCGCCGGTGATAACGGGGATGGTTACGCCCAGGCCGGGCAGCGGAATCTTCCGGGCCAGTGCCATGACGGCGCTGGATTCCTGGGCTTTCTGCAAAATTTCGCTGGACACGCTGCCCGGCAGGGAAATAGTAGTCGTGCGGTTGATATCAATAGATG